TGTTCGGGGAAATGTAGTTGTAATTTCTTTCAGGGCTAACAGATTAAAATGCGACTGTGTTGACCCGGTAGAACTGCGGGCGGTTGCAGATTTTATAGAAATTAGCGCTTTCGCGGAGGTGATGCGCCGTGCCTCATAAAGCATTGTGCCTGCTAATTTTAGCGCTCCAAGTTACGTTAACAGCTTGCGGGCCAGAGAAGCCGGTAATCCAGACGGTCGTTGAGGTTCGCAACGTATATCCTGTTGTGCCAAGCAATTTCCTCAATTGCAGCCCAGAGCCCGTCCCAGGCGTTATCCTGACCGATGTAGCTTTGGCGCAGTTTACCGAAGCGGTGCGGGTTGCCGGCGAGGATTGCCGCGCTAGGCTTTCTTCTGTCCGCCAGACGGTTGCGGGCTGGCCTAAGTAGCTACGCCAGCCCCTTAATCCTGTTCCATAAACGTAGACAATTCTTTGTCGGCAAGCTTTGTCAATAACGCCACAACCGCGTCATAGGTTTGTGCCGCCAACTGCTCTTTCAGTTCCGGCTCGCTGCGAAACTCCGTTGTCTCAAACGTCCGAAGTTCTGCGAGAATTTCCGCGTAGGTCACGGCCCTGCTCCTCTACTTCACAAGATCGTGGTTAGACGGTTTCGGGCGCAGGATAAAACAGGCGATGTGCCGCCCGGTGCCATTGCCGGTGGATCCGTCCTCGATGGCGCACCAGCGCACGTCGCCAAGGTTCCTGATCTCGGCAATACCCATAGCCTTCGTCATCATCAGGACCCACTTATCGACCGGGTACACCAGCACCACCAGCTTGCCCTTGGCCTGCTCGATGATCGCCTTCCGCATCCAGCCGGTCGGGCCGATCTTGCGCCCCTTACCGCTCGGCGGCGGGATGGGTCCAAAGGGCGGGTTGACGTAATTCGATTGGCCCCACTCGCAGGTCAGGCCGTCGAAGCCCGGAGGCTTGGGATACGGGCACGGGTCGAAGTCGAAATGAAACTCGGCATCCAGTTCGTCATAGAGCGCCTTCGGCGTCAGCCAATAGTGCTTTCCATCCTCACCGTTGCCCCGGTGGAATTTGTTTTCTGCTGGCGCTAACTGCGACTGATGCACGGCGGCTCCTTATTTGTTGTCTTTGTCTAACGCTGCCAGCCGCTTCGTGAGGGTCGCCGCTTCCTTCGCGTAGACACGCGACAGGTGAAGGTTGTGTTTGATGCGGCGCTTCAAGTCTGCCACATCATCGTCCTTTGCTTCTATGTCCATCGTCGCTCCTATCTTTCGTTCAATTCGTTTAGAAGATTGTAAACCGTGCCAGTGCTGACCTTTAGCGCCTCAGCAATCTTGGCCTTGGTATAGCGCGGACGCCAGACAGTCTTGCCGCCGATCTTCTTGCGGACCTTTTCCTTGAGCATCTTTGCGCCCTTGGCCCGCAGCTTAGCGTCCAGCTTCTTGGGTGCGCCCAGCATGTGGCCCTTGTCTTTCAGGACGGCCATTCCGGCCTTGGTGCGCTCAATCGTAAGCTGGCGCTCAAACTCTGCCATGATCGCCAACATGCCAAGGACGAGCCGCCCTGTGGCTGTGGTGAAGTCAAAGGCTTCGGTCAGGGACTTGAACCCGGCCCCAGCCGCCTCAATCTGGGCTAGGCGCTCGTACAGGTCTTTTATGGACCGGGAGAGCCTGTCCAGCCGCCACACCACCAGCGTATCGCCGGGGCGCAGGTCTTTGATCGCCATGTCCAGTACCGGGCGGTTTTTCTTCGCGCCACTCGTGGCCGGTTCCTCGTGAACGTGAAAGCACCCGGCTTTTTTCAGCGCGGAAATCTGTAGGTCCAAGACCTGATCTGCGGTGGACACCCGCGCGTAGCCAATAAGTTCCCCTTTGGGGGCGGCGGTGGCGACTATTGTTTTCGTCAAATGGCGCATGGGCATTTATAGGCCGATTTGACAAAGCCTGTCAACTATGCTAGTATGCTTTTATTAGATGGAGGAACCGATGCGATTTCAGGATTGCAAAGAAGGTTTGGAAGCAAGGTTTCCGGGTTGCGAGATTTCGGACGATGGCTTTGTTATCCACGCAGTAGCCCCGGAAGGCCACACATGGGACGGCGATCTGCATGAGTACATTTTGGAATACAAAAGCGCCGTTTGGGGTTCTATTTGCAACCGTGGAAACGCAGTAAAAGAAGTGTTTGGCCGGGTCGAATTTAATGGCGCGCCGGTCAAGTGCGACGATACTTGTGAATGTCAACAATAAGGGCCAGCCATGAGAATTAACATCGAACAGGCCAGAGCGAAGCTCGCGGAGTGCCTTCTGGCCGCACAGTCTGGTGACGATGAACGCGCCCATTCTGTTGAGGACGCGCTGCACCATGCCGTCATTGACACAATTGCCAATGGGCAGGCGGACGATCCGCGCGCCTTGGCAGAGATTGCCGCTCGCACTGCTGGGATAGATTTCCAGCGGTGGTGCGCGTAACCATCAGAAAGGGCCGCTAAAGCTCCCGCTTAATCAGCGGCAGCAAATCCCGCAGCCGGATCACGCAGCGCCATTCCTGGTTGCTCTGCCGGAACGCGACCAGCGGTACATGATGCTCTGCACAGCAAGCCTCTATCTGGCGCACCCACTGCATGACCGCGAGGGTTTCATGCCGCTTGGCCTCTATGCGGAACTTGCCAACCTGCATGTCGTCGCCGCCCTCGCGGGCCTGGCCCAGCTTGCGCTTTATCTCGACGCCCAGCGCCTCAGACAGCAATGCAGCCAGCTCACGCTCTGCGCCGGCGCCTTTGTTGCGGGAGTGACGGCCGCCCATCAGATACGCTTTACTTTAAACGGCGTACCGTCGCGGTATCCGTGCAATATCTCATTCACGCGGCCTTGGTCTATGCCGTACGCCTTGGCTATATCGCGCTGGTGGCCGCCGCTGGTCTTGTGCGTATGCCGTATTTCGGCAACCATCTCTTCGGTGATGCGCTTGGCCTTAGCCCGCGCCACGCGGCCAAAGAACCGGCGCTTTGTGTCGTCAGCCAGTTCGTGCAATTCGCGGCAGCCAAACTCCTCCGCCAACTCATGCAGCCTGGCGCGTATCTCTGGGATTGTCTTGCTCAAAATGGCACCTCATCGTTAAGCTCCGGGTCGCTATACGGCTCAAGCACTGGCCCCTTGGGCGCGGCCGTTGTGCGCCTCTTGCGCCCGCCTGTAGCCTTCGCCGGTGGCCCATCGCGGAACGTGCTGCCGTCCTTAGCGATATAGTCAATATGGTTCGTGTCGCCGTCCACGGGTGTCAGGCCGGGCAGCATGTCGGGGATATACAAATGCCCCTCGCACCCTAGCTGCTGCTCGCGGGCGCTCAAGCCCTTGTCGTGCAGCGAGCAATGCCAGCGCCCGTCTGCGACCGGCGTGGAATGGCAGCATGTGCGGCAGTTCTTGTTCGCCCGCTCTTCCTGGTGGCAAAACTTCCATGCGTCGCACATCTTGCACTGCCAGTTCGCCGGGTCTTCGCTGATCTTTGCGGCTGGTGTCCTAGCGCCCAGTACGCGGCAAGCCTTGGTCAGCATGTCCTCGCCAACCTGCTTGTCCTCGTGCACCCACTCGCACCAAAGCTCGTCCGTGTCCTTGCACACCGCGATATACATGGCGCGGTCGATCTTCAGTAGGTTCATATACGTCTGCATCTGCGCGTAGTGCTGCGGCTTTGACGCCTTGACGCCCTTGGCCTTGGTATCGGCAAAGGACTTGGTGTTCATGGTCTTGCATTCCAGCACCGCCCAGGCCTTCGGGGCCTCTGGGAAGCCCTTGCCAATGCCGTCCACGGACCCGCCAAAATGGCCGCCAGCGTCGCGGCAGGCTATCTGCTTGCCGTCGTTGTCAATGTGCAGTTCCACGCCAATGCGGCGCAGTTCGGCATGAATGCGCGGCTCCTCCCGCCGGCCTGTCTCAAATAGCCGTAGCAGTTGCCCGCTAAAGCTAGGCGTGACAGCCCAGCGGAAGGTAAGCCACAGGTAGCGTTCGCAGTGATGCCCGATCAGGGACGCGCCAAGGTGCTCGCGCGGCGGTTCTGCCGCGTTGCGGGCAACGTAGTCGTCGTAGATGGCCTTGGCAGTCGTCTGCCTGGGTTCGGGTATCGCTACCATTTTACCGCTGCCACGGCTGCTTGGCGACGCCGGCGGAAGATGCCGCCTTGACCGCTGCGGGCTTGGACCCGGCGGCCTTCTTGTACCCGCGCACGGAATTGCGGGTCGGGTCCTTGCGGTCCAGCGCCAGGGTAATGGTCATGGGAATGTCGTGGAGCTGGTTGGTGTCCTTAAGCAGCGCCACGCCGCAAGCGTCAGACATGGCGTTCAAGGCGCCGCGGGCGATGTCTTCGGCCACCTTGTTCTCGTTGTGAATGTTCAAACGCTCCCAAATCTTACGCCCCTTGTAAGGGTCCTGCATGATGTTCAGCACAAACTCTACATACTCGCCCGTGCCGGACTTAGTTACCTTGGCCTCGCTGCTGGCGACAATAGCGAGATAATCGCCCGGCGGCAGCGGCTCAAAGCTGCTTACGGGCTTGTCATAGGTCGATGCGTCAAAGTCGATGATAGGCATGGTTTGGTTCCTTAGTTTCCGATTGCGTTGGTAAAGTCATCCCAGGTAAACGGGATGGTCTCAGGCATGGCGTAACGGTTCTTCGCCATGTAGGCAGGGCGCTCGCTGGTGTAAAGCAGCCGCTCTCCCGTGCTGATGCCGCGATTGTTGGTCTGGTTAAAGCCAACTGCGTCTTTTTTCACAATAGTCTTGTAGTTCGCAAACAGCACCGCGTCAGCCCACTCGCGTACCACGGCGTTGCTGCGCTCTTGCAGCTTCGGCTGGTAGCGGTCGTACGGCTCGACTTCGGGACTGTCGAAACGCTTAATGGTCGTATGCGCCAGCAGGATGACGATCATGCCCTTGTCGTTGCGCAGCGCGTTCAGCCCATCCAGAACCTCACGCCACTTCTGCGCAGCGATGATAGCGCCCTTACCATACGCCAGATCCTTGGCGTCGAACTTGGTTTCAATCTCGTTCTGAATGATAGCCTCCAGCCAGTCCAAGCTGTCGATCACCACGGTACGGAAGTCATGCTTGTCCGTGTACAGGCTGCCAATGGCGGTCATCACATCGTCGCTGCTTTTGCACAGCGGGAAGTGGTTTACCTGCAAGCTACCAAGCCCGTCTTCGGTCAGGATAAAGACCGGGTTCGGCGCCTGGCTGGCAAATGTCGTCTTGCCGATGCCCTCCACGCCGTACAGCATAATGCGCGGCGCGGCACTAGCCGTGCTTTTCTGGATGCTCTTAAGGTCAAAGCTCATTTTTCTTCGCTTTCAATTGTGATGGAGGTTTTGGCCGGCTTGACGGTCACGCCAATGGCGATACGCTTCCACCTCTCCGGGCTATCGTTGCGGATACGCTTTAACGCGGCCTCGTCCACAACAGTCTTGAACGGGCGTTCGGCCGTATCCCAGCCCTGCACAAGCGGATTGATAAGCTCGTAGTCGCCTTTGTAATTCAAGCTATAACGCGCCTTGATCCTAAGACCGTTACGCAGTTTGCGGTTAAATGTGCCTTCGTCCGCGTTGGCGCCCAGTAACCCTAGCAGGGCCTCTTCCACTTCAAGGCGTCGGAAGTTTGCGGCTTTCTCGGCTTGCTTATGTATCAGCCAATCCTCGGCCAGTTCTTCTAATGTATCAGGCGGCAGGTTTGTTCGCATCGTTGGGTTCCCCAGTTGGTTTGCGTAAACTGTATTGATTTTGGTTTGGCGTCAAGATGGTTTTTTAGAAATAATATGCTTGCGGCGGAATAATTATGCTGTACCGTCTGCCGCTTCGACGCAAGAGGAAACACAATGTCCCATATTAAAGGCCGGCGTGAGCCAGCTTACAGCATTGTCACCAGACTTGGTGGCGTCAGCAAGACGGCTACCATATGTGGTGTCTGCCCGTCCGTGGTTAGCCGCTGGCTGGTGGGCAAGAAGCAGTTCGGCACCTCCGGGCTTGTCCCGCAGCGTCATTGGCCCAGGCTGATGGCGCACTGCAAGCAGTTT